TCAAAATTTAAAGTTTATCCAGCCACACCGGCGGTGCGGGGATTGCCCGTGTCTCCGGCGCACCCCAATGATAAATAGCATTACATTGATCTTAATATAACCTCCTAATTCAGTTTGCCGTAACAGGTTCCTCTGAGGATCATGCCAGTGTCAAACATTGCTTCCGGCCACGCTCCACGATAACCGACATCATCCTTATAGCTATAAACTCTTGCAGGGACCCAGTACGATCCGAAAGCTTCGAGCAGTCCCCCATAGCCGTTAATCTCCGTATTATAGCTGCCGTCTGCATTACACATTTCCACAACGCCGCCGACGATAGGGATAATTTCCGGGATTTGCGGGTCGATCGATCTTAGCATATCGATATTGACGCCGTATAAAAAAATGTCGTTTCTCCTGCCCGGCGTGGTGATTTTTGCCACAAAATCAACCTGCGCAATCCCGTTGACAATGATATGGACGCTGGCAGTACCCACACCACGTATGGAGCCTTCAGCGGAATTGATAAACATTCCGTGGACTGTAAAGTAATTGTCCGCCACAATGATTTTTCCATCCACCTTTAAATTGCCCCGAATCCGCGTATCCCACGCAACGTCCATCCAGTTCGCGAGCTCGGCTACTTTGCCTATGGCCGCCCCTGCGCCGCGCTTGAAGGATTGCAGCACACTTTTTGTAGACAGAGTGCGCGGAATAGATAAGCTGTTATACTTGTCCGCCACCGTCACGAGCACGTCGTAGGTGGTGGACGCGCCTATATTTCCGCCGCCGATCACGGTTTTGCCGTTGTTGGTAACGTTCATCGCGGTGCCGTAACTGCTCTCGGACTGCTTTTTGTATCGAGCTGTAATGCTCAAGGTGTTGCCGGTGATTGCGCTGTAACTCGCGTTGATCTCCACGGCAAAATACGTGCCTGCCTTTTTGCGGTTGCCGTCTGCATCGCATCGGTACACGTCACACACCGCTACTCCGGGCTTTGTGTAGTCTATGACGTTGATCGTGCGCGTAGTGCTGGCTTTCCGGCCGCGTGAATCCGTCACCGTGGCCGTGAATGTGATGTTGCCCGCCGATGCCAACGTGCCGGTCGTAAGCGCGCCGTTTGTGGCCGTCCATCCGCCGCCGGTAATCGTGTACGAGGTGATGCTGCTGCCGTATGCGCCGGATGCTCCCGAAAGCGTCAGCTTTGCTTTACCCATGCCTTTTACGTATAGGCCCGTGCCGCTTGTGTCTTCGGCGAGTGCTGCCGAAAGCGTGCCCGCCGACGGAACTACGCTGCCGGGGACGGTGAGCGTGATGCTGATAGTTTTTGTGCCTAACTGTGTACCGTTTGCATCAAAAGTGTCGCAATAAATTGTAGCTACGCCAGAGGTCGCGTTTGAAATTTGGCTTGCTAAATTAACGTCTGGTGTCCACGTTGTGCTTGATACTACTCTTTCAGCTATAACAACGCCTGCGTTGCCAAAAGCAGCCCAAATATTGTGTCTGTACGTGCTGTTTACCGCAGGCGTGTTGATCGTCACGGCTTTGCCCATCTCCACGGTTGCGGCGCTCAAACTCGGCTGTGTTGCAGGCTCCTGCCAATCCACCTCAAGCGTTACAGCCGTCCATTTGAGATAATCCGTGTAAGAGCTGCCATTGTAGATGCAGTACGTATCGTACCCGGCGGCGATAGATGCCGCCATGAAAGCAACATCAAACGTTTTGGTATTATCCCACATGGGCGCTTTACAGCTGCCGAGCGCATTGCCTGTGCGGTGCCCTGCGTTGAGAGAGGTTTTAATGCCGCCCTGCGAGGCGGAGTTGTAGATGTATACCGTTTTGGTGGTCGCTGTGCCGTAGCCGGTCTGCCCGGTCGTCGCGGTGAGCTTTACGCTGTTGATGATCTTGCCCTTGAGCGCTGCAAGGCCCGGAAAGTACAGTACGCCGGTGCGCACACCTGTTCCGTCCCACTGGCCCTGCGAGGCGGTGCCCTCGCTTTTCCAGCCCCACTTACTGTCATAATAGTTAAGCTGGGCTTTATAGCTGTTTTTGCCCATCAGTCGTCCCCCTCAAACTCAAGATCAAACGTGTCGGCCTCCGCATTGTACCGCCACATATACAAGCCCGTGTCCGCGTTGCCGAAAGACAAGCTGCCCGTGATATGCGCATCCGTGATATAAAGCATACGGTTGGAGATATACGCAATAGTTTGACCGTTTTCGACAAATTCGAGCCGGTCGTTGGAGAGCACCGCCTGTATGGCGCTGTCGCTGCGGCCGAGCGTAATTCGCGCCCCTTCGAAACGGATATACTGCTCTAAAAGCCGCTGATTTTCCGCTATCGTGCCGTTGGTGCTGTCAATGAGATTTGTCACCTGCGTAAAGCGGTATTCGAGCTGATCACTCCACTGGGTGATGAGCAGCTGTTTAACGCTTTCGAGCTCCTCTGTAGAGACTGCGGTATCTTGTAAACGTCCCAGCGCGTCATACACATTTTCGGTCGTCGTGGTCAGCTCGGTGCGCGTCTCCGTCACCGACGCGGAGATGAAATCGAAATCTTTCTTGGCTTCGATCTTGTAGGACTCCACTTTTTGAGTGACCGTATTGACGCGCTCGTGCGTCTCATCGATCTCTACGCGCAAGGCTTCGGATTCGGAACGCTGCGTGTCTACAAGGCCCTTATAGGTTTTGTCCAGTACGATCATATCGTTTTCAGGCTTCGTAATGTCATACGTGCGCTCGGAAACAGCGATATAATCGTCCACGCTGTGGGGTGCGGAATCGACGCCGAGCAGGTCGCCGACGCGGATTTTATCCACGTTCACGTTGCACAAAGATAGGTCGACCGCGCGCAGCTTGAAGGTGCTGACGGCGTGCTTTGCGGCTTCCAGATCGGCGTAGCCTGCACGCAAGAGATTTTCCACAAGGGTGATATCGTCGTGAATGACCGTCTTGACGATGCGTCCGTAGGTCTCGATCGCTTCCGCGTCCTCGAGAAACATACTGCCGTTGTTCGCGGCGGCGATGGTCAAACGTTCCTCGGTCGGATTGCTGTCCGCATCGTTCAGTTTCGCGCCGAGTGGCATGATGACGGTCGCGACGTCGTCCGATGGGGTAGAGACCGCAAAATCGAGCAGATTCTTGCCGTAGGCGATCTTCTGTCCGCAAATGCGTCCGTACTCCTTGAGATAATCCAGATACCGCGTTCCATCCGCACCGTACCGCACGACGAGATAACCGCCGAGGCGTTTCACGAGGCGGTCTTCCAGTGTTTTGTACGTGGACTGGTTTGTGGAATATCGGTACAGGCTGTCGTTCGGGTCCGTCACAGTCACAGAGCCGAGCACAAAACGCTTGTCCTCGTCCATTTGCGCGTTGTGGACGTCGAGCAGCGCCTGCAGGTAATCGCGAAGGGAAATATCGTGGTAGACCGTATAGGGCTGCACGCTGTCGTTTAAATACGCCAGCTCGCCCGCCGCTTCAATCGTCTTGATGTTGCGCCGGTCGCGGTTAATTTTGCGGATAAACCCTTGCCAGAGCAGCTCATCATCCTGATAGAACCGCAGAACGGATTTTTTGTTTTGCGGCAGCTTGTAGAGTGGGTGAGAGGGGGCGATCTTAAAGCTCATCGTCCCGGAGACGCCCATGCCGAGCACGGCCTTCGGGGAGATGAGCAGCAGATTATTGGAGCGCGGATCGTGGATAACCTGATTGTCGCAGGTAATTCTGTACATTACAGCATGCCCTCCCGATATTGGATTGTCACTGTGCCCGTGCCGGTAAACGTCAGGACATTACTGCCCTCGAGCAGCGTGATGCCGTAAATCTCCATATCGGTGCCGGGCAGAACCGAATATTCAGCGCTGCCCTGCTGCACCCTCATATCCTTATCGGAGGTCGTAAAGAGAGGCGTGGCGGGCGCCATACTGTTTTCCAATACAACGTCCGCAGTGCCGTCTACGTTCACGGTACGAACGGTCATGTCCTTGTAATACTTGTACGGCTTGACGGTCGCCGTAAAGACGTGCGTTTCCACGCCATCTGCATCCTTCGCGTGGCTCCATTTGCCGCGCCCGAGGTAGAACCAATCCGGATCCGTGTCGAGCGTGATTTCGCACCGCCTGCCGTGCAGACGGCTGTCGATCCGCGAGCAGAGCGCCGTGTACGCTTCGTATGTACCCGCCGGGGAATCAAACGTCAGCTTCAACGCGCGGTCCTTATAGACCGGACGGCCGGAAAGGTCTTCCGTCAGGTCGAGACTGCCGTCCATGCCTTCCACTTCAACGTAGTGCGTCTGAATCTCCGGTTCGGACAACTCAAAGCCGCCCTGCAGCCAGCTGAGCCCGAAATCCTCAAAGGTATGAAAACCGTTAATCACTACACCAAGCATTTATATTTCACCTCTTTCACGCTGCCCGTACAGCTCGCCGAGCCTCTCGTCCACGATCTCGCCGACGTCCCGCCCATCCATCTCGACGCGGAGACCCTTGAGTGCTTCTCGAAGATCGGAAAGCGAGATCAGGCGGTCGTCGCCGAAAGATTCGAGACGCGTGAGCAGCGCGTCGAATTTGTCTGTCAGAGCGGCAAGCTTGCCGGATATGCCCGTAGGATATCCGGAAACGCTGGACGCTGTCTGCGCCGTCTTGAACTCGACCGCCGCCTGCATAGCATTGAGCGTTTCGCCGTCCATAGAAGCGCGGACGATCGCCGGCACGGATATGCCGCTCAGCCGGTCCGTCATAGAGCCGAGCTGTTTTTCCATGCTCTTTTCGGCGGCGGGGAGGGCGTCTGTAAAACCCTCGCTGATGCCGGGCGGCAGCATCGCGCCGACGGCTTCCTTCATAATACGCGATGGGGAATGAATTCCGAGCGCGCTCTTGATACCGGAAATGATGCCGCGTGCAAATCCTGCGACCTGGTTGTAAAGCCAGCCGGCCGCGCCGGAGATGCCGTTCCAGATGCCGGTGACGATATTTTTGCCGATGGAAAGCATCTGACCGGGAATCTGCTTGACCTTTGATACGATGTTCGTCAGAAAGCTTTGGCCGGCCTGTGCCGCCTTTTTCCCGAAGTCAGACGCGAAGGACGTGACGTTCACGATCGTGTTGTGCAGCCATGTCCTGATCTTTTCAGGCAGAGTTTTCACGAAGCTGATGACGGCCGTTATAAACTGTCTGCCGGCTTCTTCGGCCTTGCCGTCCATACCTGAAGCCCATTCGCTTACCCGCCTCAGTGTATCGTCCAGCCATTCTTTGACGCGTCCAGGAAGATCAGAGAACCACTCGCCGATACTGTTGATCAGTTTCGGGATGGATTCGGAGAAGAACGTTCTGATTTTCCCCCAGATTTCCTCGATGCCGGATTTCATCGCGCCCATGATGGTCTTTCCGGCATCCTTAAAGGATGGGAGTGCCGCTGTAAATCCGTCGATGATTGCCCGCACGATTTGTGGTATAGCCTGAATCAGTCCGGAAATGATCTCCGGCAGATGTGTGACCAGCAGTACAACAAGCTGAATCGCGCCTGCAACGAGCTGCCCGATGCATCCCATCAACCCGGAAACGAGGCTTTCGATAATCTGCGGTAGCGCTTCGATGAGCGCGGCAATGATGGTCGGCAGATTGGCAACGATCTGCTCGACGATGTAGATCACCGTCTCGATGAGCTGCGGAATGCCTTCGACCAGGAACTGCACAATCCCGTCGATCAGGGCAGGGAGAGCTGTAATCAGTTCCGGTATGGCGGCTAGTATACCGTCTGCGAGACCGCGTACGAGCTGCAGCGCGACGTCCAGAATACCGGGCAGCTGATCGATCAGGCCCTGCACAAATTCCAGAATACATTCGACGGCTGCGGGGATCAGCTCCGGCGCGTACTCGGCGAGCTTAGTGCCGAGCGTTGTGATGATCTCGCCGGCGATCTCTGGCAGCGCTGTAAGCGCGTCAAACAGTGCGTACAGCAGCGTATCCACGATCTCGAGCGCGGCATCTGCAATATCCGGCAGCGCTTCGCGGATACCGGAAACGAAATTGCCGATCAATTCGACAGCGGTGCGGATCAGCTCCGGGGCGGCTTCCGCCGCGCGCTTTACAAGGTCTGACAGAATGGTACCGAGTTCGGATACTGCGCCGGAAAGGCCGTTTTCGTCAAATGCGCTTTGAAGCTGGTTCAGATACCCTGTCGCTGTCTGTACGGTTTCCTTGAGTGGATCCTCGAGCGATTCGTAAATTGAAATGCCCAGCCCCTCGAGCGCGGATTTCGCAATCGTGACAGCGCCCTTGAGGTTGTCCTGCATGACGGACGCCATCGTCTCCGCAGCGCCGTCCGCGTTGTTGATTGCGTCGGCGAGCGCGTTGAAATCCTCATCGCTGGTGTTGACGATCGCGAGCAGGCCGGACATGCCCTCCTGCCCGGCGAGCGCGGCGGCGTACTGCGCTTTCTGGTCTTCGGTCAGGCCCTGGAATCCCTTGCGCATATCCTGCATCACGTCGCCGAGGGATTTCATGTTGCCCTCGGAATCGGTCAGCGAGATTTTAAGCTTGTCCATCGCGCCCTGTACTTCATCGGTGGGCTTCGCAAGGCGCGAAAGGGTGGAGCGCAGCGCGGTGCCCGCCTGACTGCCCTTGATACCGCTGTTGGCCATCAGGCCGATCGCGACGGCGGCGTCCTCGGCGCTGTAACCGAGCGCACCGGCGACCGGCGCTACGTACTTGAACGTTTCGCCCATCAGCGCGACGTTTGTGTTGGATTTACTGGACGCCTGTGCGAGCACGTCGGCAAAGTGACCGGCTTCGCCCGCCGCCATACCGAACGCGGTCATGCTGTCCGTGACGATGTCGGAAACGGTGCCCAGATTCTCGCCGGACGCCGCCGCAAGGTTCATGACGCCGGGAAGACCGGAGAGCATTTTATCGGTGTCCCAGCCTGCCATTGCCATGTATTTCAGCGCTTCGGCGGATTCCGTCGCGCTGAATTTGGTCATCGATCCCATTTCCTTGGCCTTATCCGTGAGCGCCTGCAGCTCCTCACCGGTTGCGCCGGAAATAGCGGCGACCTCACTCATGCCGGATTCAAAGTCTGAACCGACCTTCACGGCATAGCCGCCAGCCGCAAGCAGCCCGGAAGAAACCGCAGCGACGCCGGTTGTTATAACGGAAAGCCCGGTCTTTGCAAGCCCTCCGAGCTTTTTCAATCCTTTTTCAAACCCGGAGGCGTCGAGATCGGTGTTGATTTTAATCTTGCCGTCGCTGGCTGTTGCCAATGTTCTCACCTCTCATTCGGGAGAGCATCGGCTCATCATGGCGCTACTTGCTCTGTTTGATCTTGATTTCGAATTCCCGCCTGCAACTACGGCCCTTACAGCGGATAAAAACGCCTTTAGCTTCCGCTTTTTTCGGGTCGTACCAGACGGGCATCTCGTACCCGCAGTATGGGCATTTTATCTTTTTAATGGTCATCGTCCTCCAATCGGCTGAGATCGCCGTCTCCCATCAGGATCGCTTCCATTCTGGATATGCGTTCCCGCTCGGATTCGGATACCCGAACCGGCAGCGCATAAAGCCGCTGAAGATTTGCGATTCGGCTGCGCTCGGCGGAGGGTGTCTTTGCGTCCGGCTTCATTGCGCGGATGCGCATGATCTTTTTGATTGCCGTGTCGTCCGGCAGGGAAAGGAACAGGTCATGAAACTGCCACCAGTGGAGATGCGACCGGTTAAGATCGATGTTGTACGCGGACAGGAATGACGCATAGATCTCCGCTGCGTCAAAATCGTAGTCGTAGATCCGTCTGCCACCTGCGGAAGACTTGCCTCTGCGCCGTGCCGCGCGTTCTGCTCCCGTGTAGAAATCGCACAGGCGGAGAACGGTTTCTGCGGCGTGCTCCGCGATGAACAGCGTCTGGCTGTCCGGATCGCGTGCATCAAAGTCCAGCTCCGGCAGATAGATGCGCAGCATTCGCAGCGCATGCTCTTCACGTGGGACTTCCGGATCCAGCATCATCAGCTCAAACCGGATAGACGCCCGAAAATCCGTGTCTATCGAAAAAATGCTGCCGGAAACGTCGATGGTCTCCGGCAGCTGATCGATCAGGGAATTCATTTCTTCTGCGCTTTCCGGCGCTGTTCGCGGTTGCCGCCCATCTGACGGATGCGCTGTTTCGATGCTGTCATATACCGCTCGCTTTCCACTTTGATGTAGGTCAGCACCTCAATGCACATCATCATGCCGACATGCTGATCACCGAAGATTTTTGCGGACGCACCTTCTCCAAGCAGCTCGTCGATCGAATTCAGGCAGAACACGCTCACCTCACGTACCTTGTCGGCAACACCCTCCGTAATGCCGGAAAATTCAGTTGACATGCGCTGCGCTTCACGGAAGAAACGCTCCGCTTTTTCGATGTAGTCGGCATCATCCGGATAGATCGTAAAGGTTCCGCCGCCGATCTCCAGCGTGAGACCGGTATTTTTGATTTCGAAAGCCATCAATCATTCCTCCTTACGAACCGGACTTGGGTGTAAAGGTTTTTGTCTGCGTATTGAACTCGCCGAGCTCGACATCGCCGATGCCGAGCAGATCGCCCTCACAGGTCATTTCACCGTCCTCGTCTCCGAAGGACGATACCGCGATCGCGATCTTCTGGCGGCGCGCCGTGAAAGTGTTCTGCGATTCAGATACAGGTTTATCGAGATCGACGATAACCATATCAGTCTCTGCATCTGCGCCGGTCTTGCGCAGCTCGCCGATCTCGCAGATCATGTTCAGCGCCTCTTCGCTGCGGATCTGATCCGCCGTAAACGGCCAGGACGGCTCGTATCCTGTGACGGAATGCGATGCCGACGCCATATTGATATACCGTTTGCTTTTGGTCTGTGCCGAGGGCTGTTCGTTCAGCTCCGTGAAGCCGATGCCCATCAGGTTGTATACCGCGCTCGTTTCTCCCGGCGCGGTATTCAGATAGTTTGCAATGTTTCTGCGTTTTTTTACGCCTGCAATTGCCATTTAGACTGCCTCCTTGAAATAGGTAAAACGGCACTGTATCTGGTAGCGCTGGATATTCTGCTGAATATCCGCGCTGATACAGTATCCGTTCGTTAATGTTTCGATTTTACGCGCCTCCGCATGTTCCGGGTCGGGAAGATTGCCGATGTTATTCTGCAGCTCGATCCAGTCCGCGAGCTGCTCGTAAAAGCCGCACGCCTTGAGGTTTTCAATTGCGTCTCGGCTGTAAAACTCTGAGGATGCGATCACAAAAAGCGCCTGCCGCACGGTGCTGCCGTCGGTGTAACGCTTGACGATCAGATCGCCGGGCACCTCATCGATTGTGAACTGCACCGGCTCATGCTCGAGATAATTGACGTGCATCACGCCGCCCTCAAGCAGCGGGCAGGTGAGCAGAAACGTGCGAATGCTTTCGATGATGCTCATGCCTTTTCACCTCCGCAGAATTTTGCGATGGTCTCCGTGAGCTGGTCGCCCTTGTCGGCCATCATGCGCTTGTCCCAGTACGCGCCGCGCAGACACTTATAGTTGTGCGCGCTCTGTTTTGTTAAGCCCTGCTTACCGTGGCCGGTATTGGTGTAATACTGGACAGCGGCATACGGCTGAACGTACAGCACGCCGTCGGTAAGCACCTGCGCCGAGTTTTTCAAAGGTCCATCCTTATATGGAACGTACGGATCGCACAGCCGCTTGACCTCGCTCGCGACCTTACGGCGCCCGGTGTCGTCGAGATGCCGCCGCGCCTTGATCTTTGTCATGGGGTCAAGCTTCAGTTCAATACTGACTGCCATATACACCGCCTTTCAAACCGCAAAGATATGCCAGTGCGGCGCCATCACGGTTCGGCGGTTATCCCGCACCGCTTTCACCGTCACCGCGTGGTATCGGTGCTTGAGCAGTGCAGCCGCCGGCGGGTCTCCGTCAAACGTGCCGCGCAGCAGCATGTCGTTTTCTTTCGGTGCAAAGCCCTGCGGCGCGTATTCCGCGGGGATGCGGCACTCCGTGACTTGCGCGAACGTCATGCCCTTATCCGTCAGCTCCGAAGTGCTTTTGCTGTACCAGGAGCCGAAAAGCGGAATGGCTTTTTCAACGCGGTCGCGCTCATCGAGCACGAAATACGTGAGCTGTTCCTTACAAAGCTGCATGCTGCCCTCCTACCGAATACCGGCGTAGCGCAGCGGGTGCGAGCGGGGGAGATACACTGCCGCCGCATCCGCCATGCGCCGCGCAAAATCGTCGGAGAGCTGCGCCGCGTCGGCAAAGCTCTCCGAATAGCCGTCGTTCGTAAAGGACTTCACGCCTGCCGCTGCGCCGAGCTTGTCCATCGCCGCGTACTTTGCTTGCACAACGTCTGCGACAGCGCACGCCGCAAGCCGGGCCTCCTCCGGGATCTCCGAAAGCCCGTGCAGACGGCCGTAGGTGATCTGATCCACATACGCGCACGCCTCGCACATCACGAACGGATACCGCACCGGCTCAACCGCCGTGCCGCCATATTCGACGCTGTAATAGGTGTAATCCACGGTAAACATAGCGTTATGCCTTGACGAGGTTGACGGTCAGGGTGGTTCCTGCGCCGTTTACCGTCACGGTGCCGGTCGTGGACTTATAGCCGTCCGCCTTGATCTTCACCGGGTACGAGCCGTTCATCAGGGAGAATTCCGCAACGCCGGAAGCGTTCGTCTTCTTGCGGGATCCGTTCAGATCAACTGTCGCGCCGGAAATCGCGGCGGCAACCTCATCGCTGTTCTTGACCGTGATCGTCGCATTATAGGTCGTTTTAGCCGTCGCGGGCTCCAGATACGCAAACGGCACGAGCATGCGGTCGCTGTTGAGCGCGGTTGCCGGGTTCGGCAGCGCCCAGCCCATGCGGAACACGACGCGCAGGGCGATCATATCCTGCTGCGCGAGGTTGTAGATGATTTCCTTTGTGTTCGGGTCCTGGATAACGCCCTGGTCGAGAATCTTCGTGGTGACATCCTGTCGAATGGAGTAAACCGCCTGCGACCAGTCACCGACGATCATCTGCGCGATGGACGCGTCAAAGGCGCCGTTCTGGGGGAAATAGAGTGGTGCACCGTCCAGCGCGTACTGCGTGGATCCCTGCATATCGCTTTTGAAGAGCGGTGTGCCGCTGGTATTCTTGATGCCTCTCAGCTTGCCGCGCATCGCCATGGACGCGATGGCGCCGTTGACCATATGACCGGATTCCTCTACCTTGGAAATGACGCCGTTCTCGCCGAGCAGCGTGTCGTACGTCACAGCGCCGCCGGAAACGTTGTTGCCCGCCTGTCTCGCCATCGTGATGATGTCGTTCTGCCATTCGGTCGGACGGTTGGTGCCGAAGAGGACGGCGGCGTCCACACGCGCGCCGATCGCTTCGTTCACGCGGGGCGTGACCTCGCCGAGAATGTCGAAATCGGCATCGTCGAGAACCGCTTCCGGAATCGGCACGATGACGGCAAGCTCTGCCGCCGTAAGGTAGACGTTGTCCCACGCCTGCTGCGAGGTCTGCTTAAAGCCCGTGTCGCCGTTGACCCAGTAGGCGACGGGGAGCATGTCCAGTACCGGAATGCGGGTCTGCTTGGAGGTCATGTTCGGCAGCTTGCGTGCCAGAGACATGAAAACGGACTGCTTCGGTGCGTCCTGAAAAATGGTGCTGACAACCTGCTCCTGAATCAGAGCTTCAGCACGTGCGCGGTCGATGATGTTTGCCATTTAAATCAATCCTTCTTTCTTCCGAATACGCTTCGGATGGCGTTGTTTGCCTGATCTTTCCTGTCTCCCGTTTCGGTGGCGCCCGGCGTGCCGCGGGAGAATCTCGGCACGGAGGACAGTTTTACGGACGGATACTCCGCCGCTGCGGCTTCAGCGGCTTCTTTGAGACCGCTTACCGTGCCGTCGTCTGCGACGGTGATCTTACTGCGGTCGATCAGCTTTGCGAGCAGCTTCGTGTCGTAGCCGTCCATGGTGTTGATCGCGGAAGAGATCAGCCGCCCGTTGACCTTCTCAAGCGCATCGTTCTGCGCCTGCTCCTGGGCCAGCCGGTATGCGGTCATGCGGGCGTTCAGATCGCCGAGCTCCTCGCCTTCCTTGAGACCAAACAGGCTGCGCAGCGCGTTTTCTGACGCCGTGGCGCGGATCCGATAGTTCTTGGATTCGTTTCTCAGCGTGCTGACGTAATCCTGCGAATAGGTTTTTCCGCCCGTCGTAGGCTCTGCCGGTTCTGCCGGCGCGCCTCCGTCCGCAGGCTCTGCGAATAACTGGATATAGGGTTTAAGCATCTGGCTTTCCTCCTTGCGCTTCTGGCGCGAAATTTAGGTATGAAAAAAGCAGCCTGTTTTATCAACAAACTGCTTAGATCACGATGAAGTTGTTAATTTAGGGGTGTTTTGGACACTTTCGCATCAAAAAAACACGCCTCCGACAATAACTTGCCGGTAACGTGCCATTTTCGTGCATTATGCGATTTTATGGCGGATTTCCGCCGTTTTTTAACTTGCCGGCAGCACTATGCGGAAAAGACCGCTTCTGAAATGTCTTTTTCATCAACAACAGATACCTCAAGGGTGTGTCCCTTTTCGTCTGTGATTTCTACGAGATAAGATTTTCCAGATTCAAATACTTCGAGAATGGTGCCGGTACGCCCGTCCCGAAGACGAACAACATCCAATTCTTTCAATGCGGAACCTCCTCATTCATCAATGTAAACCGTCGTGAGCCGCGGAATATCCGAATCACGATCTATAATCCATCCGGTTTTGATTTTGGCTGTGTTTCCGTTCGCGCCGGTGATGACCATCTGCACTTCAAAAGGCTGTCCGTATTGCGTCGCCTTACGCGCAGACGCCCGGTATTGAGCCAGCCCGGTACGAATCTCGCGAACCAAATCTTCTTGGTTACTTTTAGTATACCCTAAGATTTTCTCAAAAGCAACGGCTTTGTGCTTCCCGACCGGATGTTCCTTGTTCAATGCATAGCCTTCAAGCTTTGAACCCGGAATCACAGCTTTGTCAAAATGCGGAAGCTTTTCAGAATCTGATTTTGCGATATGGGAGGCGCGGAATGCAGTGTAGCGGTCTGCGCTCTTGTTCGCCCACATCGCTTTGCTCGCCTGGCTGTGCCCGAAGCCCTGCACCTGCACGCGGGCGGAATTGACACGGCGGTCGGTGGCGCGTGTGAAATCCTTAAGCTTTTGCTCCTGCGCCTTGAGCTTGACGGACTGCCGGGCGAAATCCTCTTGCAGTCCGGCGGCATTGAAAGCCGTCAGCTCGCGTTTTGTGGCGCGGATCTCGCGTTCCATGCGCCGCTGCATCTGGCTGATCTCGTATTCCGTGTACATGCCGCCGTTATACGGCACGTCTTTGGCGTTCAGCGCTTCGATGTCTTCTTTTGTGTAGGAGCGCTTCGAGATGCCCTCAAAAAACGGATTCCAGCTATGACGGCAGTTCCATCCTTGAAAGCCCGCGCCCGTGCCGTAGCCGATGTCCGAAAGCGTCAGATACCCGCGCCGCCCGGAGAGCGAAACGATTTTGCCCTGCCATACGGCGTGCTCCGGTCTAGCGCCTGCGTGCGCCGTGATCTCCATCAGGTCGCAGCCGAATTCCTCGGCGAGCGCCAGCGAGATTTTGCCGCACGTCTGGTTGACGCCGGTCAGTACCGCGCGGCGCACGGCAACGTCCAGCTTGTCGATATGACCGGAAGGGTAGAGCACCGATGCGCCCGCTCCGGACGCGTCCTGCACGGCACGCCGCACAGC